GATGAACGCCACTTGTGGCCAGAGATGCTTAGAGTTATCGGAGAGTGTCAACCCCGTTGGGTCGTGGGCGAGAACGTTCGCGGGCTTGTTAATTGGTCGGACGGATTGGTTTTCGAAACGTGTTGCACTGACTTGGAAGCTCTCGGGTACTCCGTCCAATCGTTTGTTATTCCAGCTTGTGCCACAGGCGCGCCCCACCGAAGGGACAGAGTTTGGATTGTTGCTCACTCCGACAACATCGGAACCAGTTCACGACTTGGAGAAGTTCAAAGCAAGGATGGAGAAATACCCGAACGGAACAACGATGCCCAACCTTGCAACACAAATTCACGGAATGCTCCCGACACCGACAACGAGTTGCCAAAATGCGGGAACGGAAGTAGAGAGGACGGACGGAGTGAGCAGACGGAGCGAACTAAACCACTTGATGAGTCAAGAGGCTGGGAAAAGTTCCCAACTTTCCCCCCTGTTTGTGGGGGAGATGATGGGCTTCCCAAAGAACTGGACGGTATCACCTTTCCAAAGTGGAGAAGAGAATCAATCAAAGCATACGGCAACGCCATAGTCCCTGAAGTAGCTTACAGGATATTTCAAAGCATACAGGATTACGAAGCCATGTTAAAATAACACAGAATAACATACAATGCCGTTTAAAAAAGGAAACACACAGGGTAAAGGAAGGCCCAAAGGAAAGAGTAACAAGGTTACAGAGGAGGCACGATCAATTTTCTCTGAAGTCATGGAGGGTGAGATGCAAAACATCAAAGACTCACTTCAAGTGCTGCGTGAAAATAGCGATGAGAAATACCTCAAAGCCCTTAGCAGTTTGATGCCATACTTTATGCCTAAGCAAACAGAGACAGAGGTGACGGTTAATGAGACCATGAGCGAACCGAGCTGGTTTAAAGAGGTGCTAGACCACACAAATCAGACAGAAACAAAACTTACAGAATGAATAAAGCAGACTGCAATAAATCCAAGCGTGTGCTAGAGCAAATGCTAAACGCCTCTGGTGTTGTTTACAGCAATCCTGCTACAGGAGCGTATCGTATTGGCGACATTGTTTACTTTTACAAGAAACGGGGTTATCAAAAAGGTGATAATTGGTTTCTGTTTAATAGTCACAGAGAGTTTTTAGATAGCTTGTGAAACAACCTAAAACGTATTACGACCTAATCAACTGCAAAACAAGGATAGCAGTTTTTCAAGGTGGCACGCGTAGCGGCAAGACGTTCTCAATCATCACGGTGTTATGTCAGTGGTGCTACGAGAACCAAAACGCTGGTTACCTCATCACTATAGTTCGTAAGAGTTTTCCATCACTTCGTGCTTCGGTCATGCGTGACTTCCTGTTTATCCTAGACAGAGAAGGGTGGTACGACGAACGCAACCACAACAAGACAGAAAACACGTATGCTCTATTTGGTAACACTATAGAGTTTATTTCAATTGACCAGCCACAAAAAATTCGTGGGGCTACTCGACAATTTTTCTTTGCAAATGAGGCGAACGAGCTAGACCTAGAAACGTACCGACAACTGGCACTAAGAACATCAAACAAGCTAGAAGGCCCAAGCATCATACTTGACTACAACCCAAGTGATGAATACTCGTACATCTACGATGACATCATACCTAGAGAAGATGCTACGTTTTACAAGTCTACCTACTTAGACAATCCGTTTTTAAATAAAGAAACGATTGATGAAATCGAACGGCTAAAAGAAACCGACGAATATTACTGGACGGTTTACGGCTTAGGTGAACGAGGTGTGAGCAGGCAGACTATTTTCCGAAGTGCTATTTATACTGAGCTACCAGAGCATGCCAAGTTCTTAGCGTGGGGTTTAGACTGGGGTTTTGCCAACGATCCTACAGCTTTAGTAAAGGTTTATGAATACGATAACGCCATATACATTGAGCAGTTCCTATACAGTGGTGGGTTGACCAATGGCGACATAGCACATAAGATGCAAGAGCTTGGTATCACACGTCATGAAGAGATAATAGCAGACAGCAGTGAGCCGAAGAGCATTGAGGAGATACACAGGATGAATTTTAATATTAAACCTGCTAAGAAAGGCCCAGACTCTGTACGTATTGGCATAGATTTGATGAGGCGTAAGAAGATATATGTCAAGGAAACTAGCCTCGACGCACAAAAGGAATTCCGCAACTACAAGTGGATGACAGATAAGAACGGAAAGGTGCTGAATACTCCACGCGATGATTGGAATCACTGTGTCGATGCTGTGAGATATGTATGCCTAAACAAGCTATTAAGACGAACTGGTAAATACTTTGTGCAATGAAGATCAAACTTACAATTCCCGAAAGCTATGCAGACATTACAGTGTCGCAGTACAAAAAGATGCTGGACACATGGGAAGACAATAAAGGGTCAGATGCCGTCCAGAAGGTCTTAGAGGTCTTCTGCGGAGCTGAAGAAGGTCTAGTGAACCGAATACATGTCGAGGAGCTTAATAAGATAACACGCGAGCTTACATGGCTTTTTCGTGAACCACAACTAACAGACTTCTATTTGCATCAATCGTTCGTCATGGATGGGGTTGAGTATGGTTTTATACCTAACATGCAAGAATTAACCGTTGGAGAGTTTGCAGACATGGAGACATACATGGAAAAAGGAATGTACGAAAACATGCAAGAAATGCTCTCGTTACTGTACAGGCCAATTGTCAGAAAGAAGATGAAGCTGTATGAAATCGAGACATACAACCCTAGTCAAATTAAAGTAGATGCAATGGGTGAGTGCAAGATGGACGTGGCAATTGGTGCGGTGGTTTTTTTTTATCGTATCGCAAGTCAATTAGCGCAAAGTTTGCAGCACTCTTCACCAGTAGTGGCAGCACAGACAAAGTAGCGCAGAAGTGGGGATGGTATGCTATCATGTATCAATTGGCTGATGGTGACATCCTAAGAATGGAAAGCATTTCGCGTATATTAATAGAAGAGGCATTTACATTTTTAGCCTACGAAAAGGATCAAAACATGGCTAACAAAATTAAAATCAATGCAGACAGTAAGTGATATAAACAATGTGTTTAAGTCTATCGCAGACAACCATGAGCAGCTAAAATCATTTTACACACATTCAATCGATGAGGTGGACATTGATAAGTTGACCATTGATCAGTTTCCGCTGCTGTATGCTCAAGTGACAGAAGCAAACATTCTAGGCACGCACACAGAATATACATACGAGGTATTTGTGGCAACCGTCGTCTTTGAGGTGCAGCACGATTTTGTTACCCAAGTCTACACAGACACGTTTGGTATTATGCAGGATGTCATCGCAGCATTTCATCTAGCGCAATCTAATGTCAATAATTTTGTACCTGCGGAATGGTCTTTTGAGATGCCTGTGTCGTGTGAACCATTTGCAGCACGAATGACTAACAGCCTAACAGGATGGTCAGCATCATTTACCATTAAGTTACCTAGCTCAACCAATTTGTGTAATGCCCTCTATTAAATACACGATAGAGATAGGTGGTAAACTGCATAAGCTAGACCTGTACAGAACGCAAAAATCATTTGATAAATATGCAAAGGCAGTCATAAAACGAGCGCGTGCAATCCTTGATGCAGAAGGGAAAAACGCTTCGGGGAATTTACGCAACTCAATGAATTATGAGTACGCAACAAAAAAGAATCAATTCTCACTGACGTTTACATTTGAGGGTGCGGATTACTGGGACATCGTAGAACAAGGAGTGCAGGGTGCAGTCAATAATAAAAAAGCACCACAAAGCCCATTTAAGTTTGGCTCAGGCACAGGCCCAAAGGGAAAGCTAATTCCAGCTATTGATAAGTGGGTTGTAGTCAAACCAATCAAAGACGCACGAGATGCTAAAGGCAGGTTCATTCCGCGTAAGAGTTTAGTTCGAGCTATATCAACCAATATTTATAAATACGGAATTGAGCCAACTCCTTTCATACGTCCACCCATGCGTATATTGTTTGATAAGCACAGAGATAAAATATCAAGAGCATT